TACAACACTATTTATTCTAGTATATTTATTAATGATCCAAACTCTAATAATACTTTTCTTTTATTAGAAGGAGATAATATTTTAAAAGTAGAAGAAGGCGATAGGTTAATTGTAAAAAGAGATGCTAATGGCCCTCTACAATCTTGTAGATTTGCTACTGTATTAGAGAAAAAATCTCAAGCAGCCGATTTTGTTACCCCAGATAGTGGAAACCCTGTTCCTGGAGGAACATATATGAAAATGAATGCGGAAGATTTTTCTACTATTGAAAGCGCTAATGATGTAATTAATTTAGGAACTTTTGAACAGACTGCCGATAACGGCCAAGAAAACCCCGTTGCAGCTAATCCTTTTTACACTACCTCGGGAGGAACTAACACCACTTATGATGTTCCTATTGGCTCTAGGATTACAATGAAAATTGAGCAAGTAAGAAAAGGCTCTGCTGGAGGAGGCTCAGCTTGTGAAGAAAGAACTAGTATAATTGAAGAATCTTTTATTGCAGAAGATTCTTATACCGATATGTATCAATGGTTTATTGATAGTAATGCAACCTATGTAATAGAAAATAACGCTACGACTTATAGCGGAACTCCTGGAGATCCCGTAGGAAATGTTGTAATAGCAAACTTAGTGCCGGGCTCACCGACAGGAACTCCAGCCTCTAATGGATATGCAGGTAATAATATAGGAAACTCAACAATGTTAACTATTTTGGGAGGAGAGTCCAACAGTCCTTCTACATCAGGGGATTTATTTTTAAATAATTATTATAGGTTTTACCAAAATACCACTGATAATACTTATTCTTTACTTGTAAGCGGAACAGAAGCTTGTTCTGGTGCAGGGTCATCAAGCCAAAGAAGGTCTTTAGTTAAAGTTACTTTTACTGTATTTAGAAGAGATACTTTTATTGCGTTTGAAACAGAACCGCAAGATGCGTTGCCAGATGTGTGGTACGAAAATGATTTATCTTTTGGAATTGATACATTAGGAAATCATGGGGGTAATTTAGTTAATCAAGATATAGATGGGGGTATTGCAGGATTAGTTAATATAGGATTTTTTAATTGTTATGCTTTTGGGAATGGAGTAGAAAGTTATAAAATAAGAGACTCTCTGACAGGTAAATCTATGAATTTAGGAAATAGAGTTTACACTACTTCTAATGTGCAATATAAAGAAGCGCATAGATTTGCGGATTTAACATACAGCGGTGTGTTTAATGATGAAACTAATGTAAATAAGCTAAACGAGTTTAACCTTGGGTTAATAAACTTTAAGGCTTTAGAAGAATCTTATGGTGATGTAGAGATTTTATTTGCAAGAAAAACTGATATTTTAACATTGCAAGAAGATAAGATATCTTATGTGTTAGCAGGAAAAGATATTTTAACTGATGCTAGTGGAGGGGGGCAGCTTACCTCTGTTCCTACAGTGTTAGGTCAACAAGTAGCTAGAATAGAAAATTTTGGAATAAGCAATAATCCAGAAAGTTTTGCAGTATGGGGAGAAAATAAATATTTTACAGATGCTAAGCGTAATTCAGTAATACAATTAATAGGAGGTTCAGCTCAAAATGAAAGATTAATTGTGATTTCTCAACAAGGAATGAGAAGCTGGTTTAGAGATTTATTTACCAGCGCATTTACTACGCAAAAATTAGGAGGATTTGACCCTTATATGAATGAGTATGTACTAACCTCTAATACTATTTTAAAACCTGAAGTTCCTTTGTGTTTAGCTTGTGGTGTAAGTAAAAATATCACCGTACTTACAGGAGTAGATTATGTTTATTGTGTTGACGTAACTCAAGCTTTAGGAACGGTGACAGTTACATATACCATACCTCAAGAAGGAGAGGAAGATATAGTTAGCGAAACAAGCGTATTAATGACAACAGAAGGAGGTGACCAAATAATTACAGAGGGAAGTGTTTCTCAAACTAAATATATAATTCAAGTAATTTATGATGGTATTACTTATACCTCAGGGACAGTTTTTCAATCGGGGACATTTACATTTCCTAAATTATCTACTTCTCAATCTCAAGCTACTGTTATTGTTTCTCAAGACGCAACCCATAACGATACTATAGAGATTAATGTAAGCTGTCCAGCTGAAGATGTAATGAATGTGTATAGCGTGTGTGTAACTAATCCGTCTGAAGCAGGACAATTTATTCATAATGAATTTAGCTGGTCAGACACTACGACTTCATCGCCACTTCAATCAGATCTTGTTACTTTTACTACAGGCACAACTTCTTTTGTTATCTCTCAATACCAAGTCTTAACTGGAGGTCAAGGTACATTAATGATACCGCAGGATGGTTCGAGTGTTACCTTATATTCTAATAAAATAAACTTTGATGATTTTGTT